CTTGAGCGAGTCGATCCAGCTCACCTGCCCGTTGTCAATGGCGCTCGCGTTGACGAACTGCTGCATCCCCGACGTGAGCGTGTTGATGTACTGATCGCGCGCCTGCACGAGCTGGGAGAGCACGCCGTTTTCCTTCTCGTACACGGCGTTCGCCGCCGTCAGCGTGGACTCCAGTTGCGGGATCAGCACCGCGTACCGTGCCTCGATGGATCGGGCGGTCGCCTCCGCAGCCTTGTCGAGCGCGTCGTACTTCGCCCCGATACTCTCCTGCAACACGGCGTAGCTCGCGTCGAGTGCGGTGATGTCGGCGGCGATCTTCGCCCGCGCCTGCATGAGCCCGATCTGCGTCTCAGTCATCGCCTTGAGCGCGGCGCGCTGGCTCTCACCCTCCGCGAGCAGAGCCTTAGACACCTTCTTGCTCGTGCCAGGAACCTCAGACAGAGCCTTGTAGTAGTCGCGCAGGGACGCGTCGAGCTGATCGTAGGCGGAGATCGCGGACCCGATATCCCCAGTGCTACCGAAGGCTTTCATTATGTTCGAGGGCTCCCCGAACTTCTGTTCGGTCGCCTCCCGGATTTCCTTGTACGACGTGGCGGCGGCGGTGATCTTCTCGGTAACTACGTCAAGGATTTTCTTGACAGCCTCCAGCGCTTTCTTTGCAGCCTCCGCAGCCTTGTCCGCCGTCGATGCTCCGGTGTTGCCGCCGGGCGGGTCCGGAAGCTCGGGGAGGTCGTAATCGTGTTGCTTCCCAGGCTTTTTCGGCGGCTTGGCACCGTAGAAATCGCCCCACGCGTTAGCCTCGTCCGAGCCCGTCGCGTACTGATCGACGTTCGTGGTCGGTGCGTCACCGCCCAGGAACTTCACGTGCTCGATGTGCGAGATATCCGAGCCGCCTTGCAGGAAATCGGGCAGTTTGTTGAACGCGTCAATCAGGGAGTTAATGAGGTCGATGGCCTTATTGACCCCGGACTCAATCCAGCCGACCACCTGCTGCATCGCGCCGCCCACGATGGACGGAAGGTTCGCGAACACGCGCCCGATGGTCTGCGCGATGCCCTTGATGAATTCACCCACCGGCCCCAGGTGATCGACCACCCAGCCCGCGACGGCCACGAGCGCCTTGAACGCGGCGATCACCACGTTCACGATGACGGTGCCCACCATGCGGAAGATCGTGAACAGGACTTGGAAGTATTTGATGACCACGAGCGCGACGTTCGCGAGCACCTGCCACCACTTCGCGAGGATCTGCAAGTAGTTCGCGAGGACGTTGCCGACGAACTCCGCGATAGTGCGGAACAGGTCGCTGATCCCCTGCGTTTTCTCCCCGGCCTTGTCGGTCTGCCCGGTCAGCTGCTTCCACGCTGACATGAGCGCTCCACCGATGGCGGTGGCGATTTGCTTGACGGTGGCGACGAGCTGAGCCCACGCCTTGCGCAGAGCCTCACTGCGGTCGTACACCATCTTGATCGCGACGACGACAACCGCGAGGGTCGCGACGATGGCCGCACCGACGAGGACGTACGGGTTAGCGAGCACCGCTAGGTTGAGCTTGACCTGAGCCACCCACGCCGCTTTCAGCCCTTGCTTGAGGGTGTTCATTATCGACGTGGCGAAACTGAGAGTCTTGTACGCGGCGAACGCGGTCAGTGCGGCGGCGGCGATGGCGAGCAGGTACGGGGCGATGGTCGCGAGCCCGGCGGCAGCTTTCTCCGCGTACGGGCCGATCATCGTGAGCAGCGACGCAACCCGCTCCCCGACCTGATTGAGCGAGTCGAGCAGTGAGCGCCCCACCGATTCCTTGAACTCGCCCCAGGCTGCACCCATCCGCTGCGTGCCGGTGACCGTCGCGGCAGCTACTCCGCCTACTTGCTTCTCGATGGCATTGAGGACGAGGTTCTGCGCCTTGGCTACCTTCCCCTCCTCCACCATCGACTTAATGCGTTCCTTCTGCGCGGCGGAGAACGTCACACCGGCGCGGCCCAGCGACGCGAGCCCCTTGACCGGATCCTGCAATGCCTTCCCGAGCTGCACCGCGTTCGTCGCGGCGGTCCCGAACCCGGTGGCCGCGAGGTCAAAGGCCGCTTTCGTAGTGCGGTCGAACGCCCCACCCTGCTCATTGATCGTCACGGTGAGGTTGCGGAACGTCATCAGCTTCGCTTGCACGGCCTTGATGTCGTCGTCATCCATGCCGATCTTCTGCCCGAGGGCAGCGGCATATTCCTTCACCCGTTTCGTGACGCCCGCGTACACCCCGTCCACGAGGCCCATCGACTTCGCTACCTGCTCCAGCCGCTTGTCATTGACGAGCGACTCCTGCGCGGCAGCGATGGACCCCTTGACGAACTGGAACACCCCGCGAGCGGCCTGGAGGGCGATCAGGCCAGCGGCGGCGTACTTGGCTGCTGATGCACCGGCAGCCTTCCCAGCGGCCACGGCGGAGCGCGTCATCGCGTCCTGTGCGGCCTCCGTGCGCTGGAACCCGCGAACCGCATCACCCTCGTCGGTGGTGAGAACGAACGCAATCGGTGGGAGCTGGGAGCTCATGGCAGCAGCCTCTCCAGGACACCGACGTACGCAGTGCGGGCGTCATCGCCGTACCGCTCGAACGTGCGTTCCATGAACGGATGCTGGGCATCCAGGCGGCGGGAGTAGATCGTGTGCGGACCCACCGATATCTCGAACCCGTCACCGGAGCGGCGCACACGTGAGCGGCTCACAGATGCGCGAGTAGCGCCCGTGAAGATGCCGGGAGGCCCGCCGGGACCACCGGGGGATGGCCCGAGCCACCGCTTAGACCGCTCACCCTTACGCGGCCCCCGCGAGATCGTGACCATCGCGGCGGGTGTCTTGCCCTGCGCGCCGAGAGTGACCTTGAGTCCACGCTCCAGCACGGCACCGCCAGCCATGAGAGCGGCCTGCTGGGCGCGGAACTTGATGAGGTCAGTGACCTGCTCGAACTTCGCACGAGCGGCGGAGTCGTTCACTCGAATCGTGAACTTGCCGGTCACTTGCTCCTCTCATTCTCCGCCCCGATTCGCTGATTCTCGATCTCCAGGTACCAATCTAACTTCACCGCAGGGGTTTCATCTATCTCCGCCACGGTCCAGCCGGTGAGCTTGATGAGCAGGTACTCGCGGAACTCCGGCGCTAGAGGGTGCTTTGGGTCGGGCTCTCCTCCACCGAATGCCCAGCGGATTCGTCTGAGTTCCCGATAGTTGCTTTTGGGTCCGGGTCAACCCCGAACGACGGCATGAGCTCCATCGCCATCGGTGACACGATCTTGAGGATCGCGTCGTAGTCCTCGCCGGGGAGCGTGCCGAGCGTCTCCATCGAAATCGGGATGAACCTGTCTTCCGCGACTCCAGTGAACTCCCAGGCACCGTTGTCGTGCGGGTTCGGCTTACCCTTGAATGACCACTCACGCACGAGCGCGACCGCGATCAGGTCGTTATAGCGGTAGAGCGCCTGCATCAACTCATCGTCAATGCCCACCACCCCGCCGGGTTCCCCGAGCTGAGCCCGGAGCTCTGCGGCCTTCACCGCGTCGTCGGCCTGCTGTGCAACCTTCCCCATGTCCGCCATCTGCGACATGATCGGGCGACGCAGCTTCTCCGGCACGAGACGCGGCTCCCGCAGCTCGATCCAGCCGTTCGGAGTGACGTGGTGCCCGGTGTTGTTCGACTCGCTCATGTGCCGCCCGTCCTGTCTGATTGATGGGATCCTGCCGTGCCGTCACGTCTAGGCGTAGGTGCCTGACGCCTTCGCATTCTTGAGGGTGACCTTGACCGGGGAGTGCCCGGCGCTCGCGCCCGCGTCCGTCGTGTTCGCGACACCCTTGAACGGAACAGTGAGCTCCAGCCAGTCCTTGCTCCGCTCGATCTTCGCCTGACCGATGAACGCGCATTTGGTCATGTTGAACATGATCTGCGTGGCGGTCGAGCCTGAGCCCTGGGAGAAATCGAGCTGGAGCGCGGGCTGCGTGTTCGAGAGGTAGTACTGCAATTGAACGTCCGACTCGAACACGAGCGTCAGGTTGCCGTCGCACATGACCGGCCCCGCGAACAGCTGGTAAGGGCGCTGATTGCCGTCAACCGTGAAGATCGGGGTCACGGGTCGGGCGATCTTGATGTTGCCCTCACTCATCTGCGCGTTCACCGACGCGGCGAGCGTGGTGACACCGACCCACGCGGCGGTCGGGGCGACCGCGCTGAACGAAGGTGTCGGGTTCGCGACCGTTGCCGACGCGTAGCCCTTCGCCTTGGCGGTGAACGTCATCAGCCCATCGGCGGAAAACTTCGTGTCCACCTCAGAGAACTGGCAGCCCGCGAATACGCGGGTGTTCGCGGAGCCCAGGCCGTAGTAGTCGGACAGTGAGTACGTGACCGGCTGCCCGTTGCTCGCCTGCGAGTTGAGCACGCTGATGACGTGGGTGTACGCGATTGACGCCGCGCCCGTGGTGGCGACATCACCGAGCAGGCCGACCATCGGGTACCCGAACGTGTCCGCGAACACGTCGCCCGACAGGTCATGCTCCGAAAAGATGTTGCCCTGGATCTCGCCGTAGTTCTCGACCATCGAGCCACGGATGCCGAGATCCTCCAGATAGGACACGTTGTCCACGGGGCTGTAGGAAGTCCACGGGATGAAATCGGTGGCCGCGACCGACGCCGGGGCCGCGCCCGGAGTGGGGCGGGTTTCCTTGGCGATGCCGAGAAAACTGCGATTCTTGGGGATCGACATTACGCGCCCTCTCCAGAGCTCTCGGTGCTGCCGGACTCTCCGGCCTCATCGCCTGCGTTGTCGCCCGTCTGCTCCGCCTCTGCGTCTGCTACATCCTCCGCCGCCGCGTCCACTGCGTCGGCCTCCGCCTCGTCGTCCAGCTCGGCGGTCGGCTTGGGCTCGATCACGCGCCCGTCCGCATCGAGCGGGTGCAGGCCCGCGATGAACGGGTCCGCGTCGAGCTCGATGATCGCGCCCGCCTCCAGCTCCAGCCCGAGCGTCGGATACGTGCGCGATTCCAGGCTCATCAGCCTGACCGTGCCCGCGTCGGACACTGCTGCCGCCCTTGCTCGTGGCTTTCCCATGTGCGCACCCTATCTAAGAGTTGAGGATTTGGGACACGTCGAAACGCAGGTATCCCCAAATCTCGGTTGCCCCGGTGCCGGTCAGCACCGGATCCTCGTACTCGGCGTTGATCTGATCCTCCGCCGCCTGGAAGATCCGCAGCGGCCCGTCCTGCGATTCACTGCCCGATGGGTCAGTGCCCAGGGTGTGATCTGAGCGCAGGCGATCCTTGAGGGCGTCCACGATCACGTCGAACGAATCCATTGCGTCCTCCGCGAGCTGCTCGACGGAGTGGCAGTACAGCTGGAGCACCACGTCGTACGTGATGCGTTTCTTACCCGAGTGAGCGCCACCGATTCCGATGCGCTCCTCCCGCTCGCTGATGAGGTGGACGACGCAGGCGCAGTTCGTTTCCACGCCCGGATCGAGCAGCTCCGTACGCCGGTCCCCGGTCAGGATCTTCGGCCTCGCCCGGATCACGACGTTCGGCCCGCCCGTGTACGCCTGCGGGTCGATGAACGCGGTGACCGCCGCGCGCACGAACGCGCGAGTCATCGGATTCGCTTGAAATCAGCGAGCATCGACGTAGCCGAGTCGAACACGCCCTGCGCCGCGATGTTCTCGGTTTGGATCCGCGCCGGTCCGCTCATCGTCTCCATCACGAGAGACGCGTTGCCGCGCGAGATAATCAGCCCGCTCGTCATGTTGATAGCGGCCTGTTTGATGACCGGCGGCAGCACCGTCACCGGGATCGCGGTGGCATAACTCGCGCGGGTGGTGGCGGCGCTGAGGGTCAGGTTCCCCGGCCCGGTCGCTGGGACGTAGGAGGAGCCCACTATCAGGGTGTCCGTGTAGTCCTCGCCGTATACGGTGATGTGCTGGCCGGGGACGAACCCGGTGAGCTCATCGAGCGGCAGGTTCGTCGCACCGGCGGCAACGGACGCGGTGAGCGATGCGTTGCCGTAGCCGTTCACGTACGTGACGGCCACGAACTGCTCACCCGACCCGCGCCACCCGTTGAGCTGGAGCGGCCCCTCGCTCGTGCTGAACGGCGCGTACGGCTGGCAGATGATCTGCTGCTGCTCGATCCAGATTTGGGTCAGGTCGAGCGCGGTCATCTGATTCGGGTTCGGGCCGACGACGATCTCATTGACCTGCACGATGGGCCAATAGCGCGGGTGGATGATGAGCTCACCTTGCGGGTTCACGCGGACCCGTAGCGCCTCCGTGTCCGTGGTCGCGCCGATCACCTGATGGCAGATTTGATCCATCCAGCTCGACGCGCGGCGGATGACGTTCCCCAGTGCGTTGTCCTGGATGGCCTGCGAGCCGCCGCCGATGAGATCCGTGAGATCGACCGCCGTGGGCGCTTGCTTGTACTCAGCCGCCGTCAGGTAGGGCCGACTCCACTGAGTCGATGTCTGCGCGATGGCTGGAGTGCTCACTCGCAGTTCCCTCCGCAGCGTCCGCACACCTTGAAATATCCATGAAACCCGCACGAGCCACACACCCGAGCGGTGGCCTTGTCAACGCCGCCCAGGCTGGCCGGGACGAACCCGGCATCCCTGAGTGTCTTGATGTCCTGCGCGTGCTCGACGGTCGCGACCCGCCCGTACGCCCGCTCCCGGCCCGACCGCATATCGCGGATCACCGTCTCCCGCTGCGCGTCCCCAGGTCCGACCATGCGAGTCATGCTGTCCCTTTCCGCCGTTCGGGATGTGCTGCGTGGGGGGCCGGACGGGCGGCGCACAGCCCCCCACGCAGATCGAGAGAGAACGCCTTAGTAGGCGATCCCGTTGATGCCGCCGCACCACGCGGGTGCGTAGCAGATGAACGTCCCGAACCAGTAGGAGCTCTGCTGGTACTGGAAGTCGATCACCGGCCAGTTCACGCCCATGTAATCCTGGACGTTCCGCGCTTCCCACACCGAACCCACGTTCGAGTCCGGGATGGGCAGCTGCCACGTCATCAGCGCGGCGTTGCCCTGCGGCATGAACGGGTGAACCGTGAGGTCCACCACGTCGCCCGTGATTTCGTTCTGGATGGCGGTGACCACGCCGCCCATCGTCGCGCCCGTGATCTCGTCCTGCGAGATCGTGAAGCGGTACGCGTTGACGGAGCTCGACTGGAGCAGGTCCGACAGGGTGCGACGGTCATGCCCGGCCATGATGACTTCCTTGGGCCGGGCCTGATTCGCGGCCCACATCGCCTCGAACGCGGTCTGGAACTCGACGCCGGGGATGCTGGCATTCCAGTTCGCGTTCAAGGTGGCGCGGTATCCGCTGTTCGCCCCGAGGACGATGGGCAGGATGCCGTCGTACCCGGCGGCGAATGCCGACGTGTCGGCAGCGGCCACGGAAGCGGCAGCCGTCGCAGTCGGGAGAGCGCCGGTCAGGCGGAACACCCGCGAGCCGGTGCGACCCGCGTAGAACGCGGAGCCCGTGCCTGGGTTCGAGCCGCCAGTGCCGACGTACACCCGGTACCCGAGGGCACCGACGACAGCCGGGATCGTGACGACGACGACGCCCGTAGGCGCTGCAATCGACGCGACAGCACTGAGCGAGCTCTGGCCGAAATCGCCAGCGTCAGCGGTCACGTAGATGTACAGATTCGTGGTTGCGCCGCTGATGTTCGTCTCACCCGACGCCGCAGCAGCGGACGCGAGGGTGGGAGTGCCCGGTGCGGCGAGAGCGCCCAGGAAATTCGAGTCGGTGCCCCGACCCATGAGCAGCATCCGCTCCTCCAGCAACATCGAGCTGTAGAGCAGGGCGGCGGCGGACAGCGAGCGGGGATCCTGGAATCCCTGACCCGCGAACCCAGCGGCCCACGTCACCGAATCGGAGACGCCGAACTGCTCGTACGGGACGATCTTGTCACCACCCGCGTAGCTGATCTTCGCGCCACGGTTGAACGCCTGCACCGATGCGCCACCGGGAGGCGCAAAGTTGTTCTGCGTCGCCTCAGTGATGCCGGGGTGGAACACGCCCACGCCGCCGGTGCCCGAGCCGGTGATCCCAGTGATGACCTTGTAACGCGCCGCGAGGCCGATGCCCTTCGTGCGGGGGATCCGGTTGCGCAGCGGCGTGTCGGTCGGCACAAGGAACTTGGCCGGTGCCTGGAGGTCGAACGGGACGAGGCCCGTGCTGACCGGGGAGCTCGTGGTGATGTCCTTCTGCGCGTCGAGCTGGGTGCGCAGATTCTCCATCGCGTCGGCACCCATGAACTTCACGACATCGGGGGATGCGAGCGCCTTCTCCATCAGCGCGACGCCGCTGTTCTGCTGCTCGTAGATCCCCGCACCGAGCGCCGGGGAAATGGCGGCGATGTCGGGGGCCGGGGTGAACTGGCGGGCATCGCCCGCAGCGACGGACTTGTTCACCGCGTCGGTGAAACCGTCCCATTCCTTGCTGATCTCGGCGGGCGTGCGGCCCTTGCCGAACAGCTGATCCTTTGCGGGCAGACCCATGACGAACTCCTCAGTTCTAGGGATTGAGTCGAGCAGTGATTGGAGGGTGAGCTCGGCTTACTTGTGGAGGTCGCGGTCGATGGCTGCGATCCGGTCGCGGTAACCCTCAGCCAGAACGCGGTCAGTCGTCTCCGCTGACTTTGTGACGAGATCCGCACGCTCAGCCTTGAGCGCATCCTCGCGTGACGTGTCCTCACTCGTCCGCGCGGCCTTGCTCGTGTTCGTGCGTGCCGGTCGTGCGACTGCCTTCTCCACCTTGCCGACGCGAGTTTCCATCGCCTTGTCGGCCTCAGCCTTGGAGCTCAGCAGGTCCAGGATCTTCGCGATCCCTGCTGCTACGGACGCGAGTGTAACCTCCTCCGCGCCCTCCTCGTCGGCGGACTCGCCTTCCGGCGCGTCGCCCTTGTCGTCGTCGGCCTCGTCGGCGCTTTCAACGTCGTCGTCGGCCCCGTCGTCGCCAGCCTCATCAGCTGCGGCGTCCACGGCCTCGTCGTCCACCTTGGACTCCTCCGCGCCCGCGACACAATCGGCACACACCCCGTCAGCGTTGAGCTCTGCGCTCTTGCCGCACTTCGCGCAATCATCCATATCCGAGTCACCCTTTTCGATGAGGTTCTCCACTTGCAGGACGGTCCCGCCAGCGGCCTTCGCGAGCTGTAGTACGCAGGCCGGGTTCGCGGGACGGTCCACGAGGGACACCTCCACGATTTCCCCGCCGATGATCCGCCCGCCCCGTGCCACCTTGTCCGCGACGACACGCACGTTGCGGATCCCGACACTGAAACCCTTGAGCACCTTGGCGAGCACCTTGGCGACCGAACCCGGATCGACCACGTGCGCGGTGATGATGTGCTGCTCGCCGCTTACCTGGTAGTCGGTTGCGACACCGGCGGCGATGCCGTCGTGCATTTCGCGGACGTTGCCGTACTTGAACCATTCCGGCATCGCGCCCTTGAGCCACTCGGGATCGCAAATCTGCTCATCGGAATCCACCGTGGGATCGGTCGCGATACCCGTGACTGTCAGGGTGCCGTCGTCGCGCTTGTCGATCTTGATGATCTCGGCATACAGCGTCGTGTCCATGCGGCTCCCCGGTCGGCGGTTGAGCGCATCGTACAGCCCGGAGCATGGACGAGCCCGCGCCTCGCCGGGGTCGAGTCGGCGTGGCGCGGGCCGCGTGCCCAGCGATTACCCGCTAGGCGTCTTTCCCAAACGCGAGATCCCGAGCACGCCGCAGCGCCGTGATCGCGTCATTGCACGCCTTCCGCGAGTCGAGGTGCGTGAACATCGCGCCGCGCGCCGCGTGCACGGCCTCCTCGCGACGAACCTGATCCTCCGCCGTCGTCTTATCGCATCTTGAGGTCGCGCCCTCGTGCATCCCCATCAACCAATTGACGCGCTCGGCGCGCTCCTGCTCGGTGTACAGCGGCTCGCTGATGTTGAACCCCGACGAACTGATGAACCCGGTGGCGATCTGAACACTGCCGTGATCCTTGGACGCCTGCACCTCGAACCCACTGACGAGGGTGCCGTATACGTGTGCGCCTGCGATGATCTCGCGCATGATGATCTCCCATCCGCCCCGGCCCTACAGCCGGAGCAACTCACGCCCGACCCGAATGGTCGAGCTGTGCGGGAGCCACGCTACTCCGGGACTGGCTGGAACTCCAGATCAAACGGCGGGCGGACTGACCCGACGTGAGCCACGGCGATCTCCAGCGCGTGACGCACGCGGCTCTCCCCTTCACGGACCGCGATGTTCCGCTGCTCCACGGACAGGAACCGGCCCGGCTGCATCGCGGCGACGGGCCGCAGCGCGGAGAGTGCGCCGTGCGCGATGTCCTCCCCCGATCCAACTGAATACTCGCCCGATGCAAAGCGGTTCCAGGCGTAGTTCTCCTGAACCTCGTAGCAGCGGCCACGCACTGCGAGCAGGAAGTTCCCGCCCTTCGCGACGTTACCCAGCGCCACTTCGTCCCACCGTGCGGCAGTGAACGCCGACATGAGCGCGCCCATGAAATCGACCGTCACCCAGCGGTCCACGTCCCAGCCGAGCGACTCCATCGGCGGGACGAGCGCGTACTGGAGCAGTTGGCCCATCCTGTAGGACGAGGTAAACCCCATCATCAGCTCGCCGTTGCTCACGATCTTCGGGGTGCTCGTGTCGAACATCCGAGCCCCGGATCCGGCGGCTCGGTCGCCACCCATCACCACGCCCACGCCGGGGATCTCCAGCGCAACAATGCATGTCATGTTTCCGCCCTCTCGTCACGCCGCCTTGACGTCGGGAGACACGCTACACCGGAAACTCAGAACGCCCCGGCTGATCCGCACGTCTGCGGGCCGGGGCGGTGCTGCTCACTCTCATCGTCCGGCGGTTCGCCCCGACGTTGCAGGGGCTCTGACGTTTCCGACATCGAGTGAGTGCCGTAGCAAGGGGATCAGAGTAGCGCAGATCAGGTGACGACGGGAAGGATGACGCATAGGCAATTCGGGTGTGCCGGTGGGCCGTCGAGCCCGTCGAACGCACCGGCACCCGCAGGCACCGCACCCATCGCCGCGAAGTCCGAGCACTCGTCACCGGGATCCCCGGCGGTCGCCCACTCCACCTGTTCGATGCCGGACTCCGCGTACGAATCCAGTGACGCGGCAGTAACCGCAAACCGGGTTTCCGTGCGGGCCACCGTCTCAGCCCAGCCGTTGCCGACACCCAGGCGCTCGCGGATCACGGAAGCGAGCTGCCCGAGTGACTGCCCCGCGCCGACACCTTGGCGCAGTGCGTTCCCGAGCTCCTCGTAGCGTGTCTGCGCGATCCCCCGGATCGTGATGCGTCTTCGGTCGAGCATCGCCTGTAGGCCGGTCTTTGCGTCCACGTCGTCCAGGAACAGGCGCGCGGCGTCCGGGTCACCGGGCTCCCAGCCGCCCCAATCGCTGAACGGCTTGGTCGCTTTCGATGACTCAATGGTGGCCTTCGCTGCGACCCACCCGAGCATCCCGGCCTCGTAGTACAGGTCAGCGAACACGGCGTCCGTGTCGTCCCCGAGCAGGTCGGGCAGTTGCTCCGCTACCCACGCGGCAGGATCGTCGGGATCCGCTGCGACGTACGCGGCGGCGAGCTCGTCAGGATCGACCGGCCCCAGTGAATCGGTTATCCGCTGCGTATACAGCTCGATCAGTTCCGCGTCCCGGCTTGCTCCCGCCCACGATGGCGGTGCGACCTCGCCCCCCGGCATCAGCGCCCCCAGCCTTGGCGAGCATCCGATCCGCGAGAGCCTTGCGCACGTTCAGCGCCAGCGAGATCGCGTCCGCGTGGCTCGTCTCGTCCACCGACAGGATCCACTCCGCGAGACCTGGGCCCACCGACTTGAACACGAACGGCTTGCGTCGAGCGCCCTTACTCCACTTCACGAACTGCATCAGCTCGCGCGACGCATCCGCCGGGGCCGGGGCATCATCAGGCTCAGTCAGGTCGCCCGTGCCCGCCTCGTCCTCCGTGTTCGAGTCGTCCGCGATGGCCTGCGCAGTGGAACCCTCCTGTGCCTGCTGCGCCTGCGCGGCGGCGGCGGGCGTCACATCGTTACCGATGAACGGCATGTCCGCCTCCGGGAACGTGTACGGCGGGAGCCCATCAGCATTGCGCAGGTCGTTCATGGTGCGTCGGCCCGTGCGGAAGTAGATCTCATCGCGCTCCGCATCCGTCTTGTCGTCCTCCGAATCGTCGCCGTCGATCTTGAACGTCAGATCCTTCGGCATGTTCAAGAAGCGGTACGACATTTGATTCATCGTGCGAATCAGCCACTTGCGAGTCGGTTTCATCCGCACGTCCTCGCTCGTGCTCTCCTCACCCTCCTGAACTCCGCGACCACCGAGCCCGCCCTTGGCCGCGAACCCGAGCTGCGACGGCAGGACACCGAAGTGGCCCGACAGGTACTTGACGATCAGCTCATCCAGGTCCGGCTTGAACCGCTCATCCATGTCCGGCGGGAAGATCGGATGCTGCCCGACGCCGAGGAGCTTGATGCGGCGGCGCTCCGCGTACTGGCCCGCGAGGTCATCATTGATGATCTTCTCGTACGCCTTGAGCAACTCGGGTGTGACACCGGCCTGCACGTCGGACTCCACGAACGCCTCTGGCAGCGTCCCCTCATCGAACTCAGACGACAGCCAGCCCAGGCGCTTGAGGTACAGGCCGACAACCGGGATGGCCTGCTCCACCTTCGAGTAGCCGTACGGGGTGAACGTGCGCCGGGTGCGCGGCAGGTACGCGAGATCGTCGGACGTGAACTGGCCGTCCGCGTCGGCGGATGCAGTGAACTCCCCACGCGGGAACCCGAAAAGAATCTGCTGGAACGCAGGGTACGGAGGCAGTGGCCGGTTGCCGTCGTCCGCGAGCAGCGGCTTGATCGTCGCCCCGTCAAGGATGATGAGGCTGTCAAGGTTCTGATCTCCGCCCAGCTGCCGGGCCGGGTAGATCGACAGCGCGTCGATGACGAGCATCTCCTCCATGCACTGCGCGATCCACTCCGGCAGGCTGTACCCGTTCTGACGGTCGGGCTCCTCCCACCACTCCATGCAGCGCAGGATCTCCCCGTTCAATGACTCCCGCGCGGTCCTGCTCGCGGCAGCGATGGAGAGCTCCGGCTGATCCTCCAGGATCCGGGACACGGCGGACGCCTTGGGCACGATCTCGATATCCCACCCGGCGGCGGTGTCCTTCACGATCTCGATGCACTTACGCACCATGTCGGCCTCGTCCGCGATCCGCCGCAGATCCTCGAACGACACCCGGCCCGCGCGAGTGAGCTGCGTGTTCCACGTGTTCTCGAACTCGCTACGCCGAGGCGCAGTGCGGCCCGTGTCCGGGTTGACCGGGTTGATCGGCACCGGGACGAGGACAGTGCCCGCGCTGAACGGGGTGATTGATGCCTGCTGCATCGGGTCACGCGGCAGCGGGACAAACGGAGCCTGCGCCTCACGGACCTGCGCCTGGATCTGCGCCGGGGACATCGAGCGCGCCCCAGCCGGGAGGGTCAGACGCTTTGACACCTGATCCCACAGTCCCATTTACGGACCTTCCGGTTCGAGCGCCCCGTCGCAGCTGAAACAAACCTTGGCGCTGCGTACGTTCGGCATCTGACAGTGAGGGCATGTTAGCGCGAGAGCGTCAAGATATTGCTGCGCACCGCCCACCTCCAGCAGTTCAGTCAGGACATGCACGAGGGCGTCGAGCCTGTCCGGGGAGTCCATACCCGAATCCGGCACCCACGTGGACATCTGCGTTTCGAGCTCCCCGAACACGCCGACGTGGTGAATCATGTGCCGCTCGTACATCATCGCGACCGGCTCCGCCCTCAGCCGTTTCGATTCCTTCGCGGTGAGCTCGATGATCGGCAGGTTCGGGCGGACCACCCTCAGCGTCGCCCGCACCATGTCGCCGCCCTGATTGCGCTCCACCACCACCGCGTCGCACTCGTGCAGGTCGAACACCCGCACCACCTCAGCGGCCCACTCGGACGGCCCGCCGCGCATCGTGTAGTCATGCTCGACGTAGCCGTGGCCGTGGCGGTCACGCGAGGCGACGATGATGCCGTGCTCGTCCGAGTCCTCCGTGTCGCTCACCGCATGATCCAGGCACACGAGCCTGCGGGTCACCGCTCTTGGGTTGAACTGTGGATAGATGCCGCCCTGATCCGGTGACAGCCTGCCCATCCGGTCGGCCTCGATCTGCGCGACCTTCCACAGTGCGCCTTGCACGTCATCGAGCACCTCGCCGTAGAGCTCCTGCGCGCCCAGTTGTGTGTCGCCGTACTTCGCGAGCAGGCGGCGGAGCTGGGTGGCCGCGAGATTCTTAGCGTTGTCGAACGTGGAGCCCCGGCTGATGACGGCGAGCGGGTCCACGAGCAGTTCACGGATCAGCGGCAGCGGCTTGGGTGTCGTCGCGATGACCACCTGGGGGACGAGCTGCGGCAGGCGCAGGCCGAACATCAGCTGATCCCACGTCTCGCGCATGTACTTCCACGCGGCGAGCTCATCGCACCATGCGCCGTGATGTTGCTTGCCTCGCAGGCGCTCAGGTTTCTCCGCGCTGAATATCTGGATGATCGAACCGTTGTGCAGCACGATCTTGCCCTGCGAGCGGTTCCACGCCTTCACTGCGCCATAGCGGTGCAGGATGTCCAGGATCCCCGATTCGCCCTCCACGCAGGTGTCGCGCCCGTCCGCGAACGTCGGCGCGACAATCGCCCACCGCGTCTTAGGGTTGGATACCGCCATCCACGCGAGCCACTCCGCCGCCGTCCGAGTCTTGCCTGCTCCACGGCCTGCGAGGTACAGCCAAATCTCCCACAGCGCCCACGGCGTCCACCGGGTCGGCGGGAGCTGCTCCGGTCGGGCTCGCCTCAAGTTCCAGAACGCGCGGGCCGCTAGCAGCCTCAGCCAGTGATCCCTCGATTCCGGTGATGAGTCCCCCTGCGAGCTGCTCGTAGAGCTCAATCAACTCACGCCCCTCATCCGTTCCGGCATCCCACACAGTAATCGCCAGCTCGGTACGCACCGGCATATCGAGCCCGAGCAGGCGAGCGCGCCGCTCCATCACCCGCAGGACTGTGTGCGTGTGCTCCACCGCGCCCTTGAGCGCATGAGTCCAATGCGCCGACAGCAGCATGTCCAGCTGATCGGTCATCCGCGCCCGCTCCGCCTTCACGTCATCGTGAACGATCCGGTCCATCGCCCGCTGATACGCCGTCTGAGCACCCGACGCCGACGCGTACCCAGTTGCCACCGCAACCTCATCCCACGTCATCCCCGCACGACGGCACCGCACGCACTCCGCCTCGCGGGCGCGGATCTTCTCCTCGTCGGTCCGTCTGCGCATCGCCATGCTTACTCTGTAACTCCGCTCGCTCGGTGGTGAGCGCAGCCTACGCCCACATGTGCGCGCCGCAGTTGTGATCCCCGTCGTGTTCGAGCACCCGAGCGCAGCCGTACACGTACTCCCCGACTGGGTTGCAGAGATCGCAGTCCTGCTGACACACCGCTCCTGTGCAGGATGGGCAGCGGGTTCGAGGGCCGATGATCGACCTGCCGCAGCCTGAGCAGGCTATGAACTTCTGCCCGCGCCGTGAGCCTCCCCTGCTCATGCTGGACCCTCGCTCACAAGGGTGAGCCGGTCTATCCCCACGTACTGACGGAGCCACTTGTCGCGGCGTGGGCGTCTCGTCGTGCCGGAGGCTTGGCTCATCGCGGAGGGTGGCCGCAGTCGTCTCAGGCTGGCTGAGCGCCCGTCTGCGCTGATCCGCTCGATCTCCCACACGGCTCGCCCGGTGTCGATGGTGACCTGATCCCCGACGTTCATGCGCTCAACTCCCCGGAGAGTCGCCACAGTCCCTCTAGCGACTGCTCGACCTGGGTGATGCGGGTGGCGAGCTCAGTCTGTGCGGCGGTGATCGCGGCCTCCTGGATCGAGCGTGGAATGTCCGGGTGTCTGGCTACCCCGTGATTCCCGATCCCGGACTCACTGATCTGCGTTGCCCGCCACCACACCTTATCGACGTGGGGGGAGCCGTCGCGGGTGGACACGTGGGCCATGTACGCGACGCGTCCCCTGGCCTCGTGGTGCATCGGTGTTTGGATCACTCCCCACGGCAGCGTCATCAACCCACCCTTGGATCGTCGCGGCGTACCTCAAGGTCACCGGAGCCATTGCAGTCCGGGCAGGCGCTCTGCTCGTCGGTATCCATGCCGTCGCCCCCGCACCATTCGCACGTGATCCACGTGGTCGGCTCCGGCTCCTCAAGACTGAGCATCACCCGAGCGACTGTGCAGAGGTTCGCGTCCGACGTGGGCCTGATCCCGTTCGGGTGGACGCGGCAGGCTTGGATCGTTCCCACGGGCACCCCGCCGAACGTCAACTGGCCGAACTCGCAGGTCATGGCGAGCACCTTGGGCATAGGTCGCGCGCCGGTGGCCCGCCTGGTATCCGCTTCTCTCGGGTCCACCGTGCCTGAGCAGCCGCCCGCTGCGCGCCACCTACCGCGTGATGGAGCTCGACGTGGTGCTGCGCGTCGCAGCGGTCACAGCAGGCCACGAGCAGAACAGTCATTGGAATGCCTTGCCGCAGTTCGTACAGATCGGCGTGGTGCCCATCGTCCTCCAGCCGTCCAGGTGCGGGCAGGCTCGCGGGTCGTGGGGATCGGGTGCCCAGTCGGTTACATCACGGGACACGACGACGAACAGGCCCGTGGTGATCGGGCCGATGTCGAGCTGCTCGATCATGGCCTCCGCTGATTCGCGGCCCTCGTCTCCGGTCATGGTGATGAGGGCGGAGATCGGTGACACGGTGACTTCCCCGTTCGGGTCGATGGTCGCGAGGGCGTACTCACGGGTGTACTTCATCGTGTCAACTCCACGTCATAGCAGCGATAGAGGCGATGCCCTAGATTCTCTCCGCACGCGCAGCCGTCGATCCCGTTCCGGCAGCGCCCACGTGGCTCGCTTTCGGCGCGGACGACGAGCTCCGGGTGTCGCGCCCACACGGTCGCCACGATGGCATCAGGATCGAGCGCCGGGTACACCTCGTCGCGGTCCGTGCGGATCCACCACTCGCCCCCGAACTGGCGAGCCTCGTACCGCTTCCCAGTGCCGATGTAGAGCACGACGCCGCCCAGCGCGGCCCCTGCGTCGGTCGCCATAATCATCCGCCCGCGCGGTATGCGTTCGGTCAGCGCCGCCGGGACTCCGTTCCAGTGGGCATGTCGGGCGTTCGCCACGTCTAGGACCGTCGTGGGTGGGAATCCCGCTGGGCTCGCGGCCCACTCGTCCGGGGTCATCGCTCGTCGCCCCAGAATCCGTGAGTGGGTCGTTTGGCTGGAGGTGGAGGTGGCAGGCGCGTCACCGGAGGTATCGACGGGTCGAGCGGTGCGTGGTGCCCGACGATCATCACCGACCCGAAGCGGCACATCTGCCCGTAGGGTCCGCCCTCCCGGTTCGGGTACTGGCCCTTGAGCTTGTGCCCGCACATGACGCAGCGCGGGCGGTGCCACCACTCCAGCAGGCGTGCGATCATCGGGCAGCCCTCCGCTCGGCTCGAACGGCGCGGGCGATGCGGCCCACGTGAGTCACCGATGGGCGACCCGAGAGCAGAGTCACGCACCCATACCCAGGGATCGCGCCGCAGTACGGGCACGTCTCATCACGTTTGGCCGCGATCACGATGGCCGTCTCCCGGCTCACGAGTTGACCACGCCGTTCCAGAACATGCGGTGCGCGTGAGCCTCGTACACACCCGGCTCGATCATCCGCACCGGCAGGGGCGGGATGCACGTGGTACAGATACCCTGTCGGCTGATCTCGGCGTACGGGTCCGTCGCGGCAAGTCGGCACGTGCCGCAGTATGAGCAGCTCACCGCTCCGGGGTCAGCCTTGAGCGGGCAGTCGTCACGTGGACACGGACCCATCAGCGAAACCTCGTGGAGCTCGATGGCTCGCATGAACTCGCAGGGGAGTACGGGCCGGTCCCCGAATGGTGGCCGCTGATCGTACGCGAGCAGCGCCTCCTCCGTGATCGCACGGCCCACTGGGTAGGCGTGGTACCCGCGCATCATGTCGGCCTCCAGGTCGGCCTCGTGCTCGTCGGCCCGGTCGGCGGTGGCCGCGACCGACGCGGCGGTGAACGCCTCCGGCAGTTCACGGAACTCCATGCCGTCGTAGTGGGCGCGCACATCCGAGCTGTCGCCCTCCCAGTGCGGGGTGCGGGTCACGAGAAACAGCGGGCGTGCGTTGCCGAACACCCATCGGTTACCCACTCTCACCTTCCAGCGCGCCGTCATGCCTGGGCCTCCGTTCGATTCTCGGTGTCGGGTGTCGGGGTACGGAGAGCGGTGATGGCGCGCACCGTGTCGATCTGGATGATGAGCGGCTGTAGCCAGTTGTTCGACGCGGCGTCGCTGTAGGTCGCCACTGATGGCATCGACTTCACCGCCGCTATCGCCTCACCGATCGTGTCGGCTCGGACCGCACGGATGAGGGCGCATTGGCAGCGACGAGACTGCGGGCAGTTCGATCGGTGGATCGTCGTGCCAGCGTCATCGACGTAGCAATCGCCCATGCACGGCTGCTTCGGGCACCGTGTCTCGTGTCCCTGTTCAGCCATTGTCGTTCCTCCCGAGGGATGCAGCCCACGACAGGAACTCGTCGGGCGACTTCCACCCCTGACCCTCCCAGGCATTTAGCAGTGCCAAGTCAGCCGCCTCGTGTCCCTGTTCAGGGCTACCCGACGCCAACTCCCCGCATGACTCGCAGCGATGGTCCGCGCCCTCCGGTTCGGTGTGGACGTGACGGCACTCAGGCTCGTCAGGGCTACCCGACGCAGCCTCCGTAGCCCATCGCTCATAGCGAGTCGGTCGCTCCCCACGCGACAGATCGGCAGGGATCACCGACCCACCGGGGCTACCCGACGTCGGCGCGGTCACCGCTGGCTGGGTCGGTGCATACCCACACCCGCGACACGTCTCAGTCTCGGGGCCGCCGCCTATCCACTGCCAGCCGCGACCTTCGCATAGTCCACACGCGCTCACGGTGTCTCTCCTGTCCCCGAAACAGACTCAGGAACGTAGATCTCCTGCATGAATCCGGGCGCACCGACGAACCAGCCCCATCCATACGAGGGCTTTCTATCGCCCTCCTTGCGCCAGCCGAATCCATCGTCGGCGGGAACACGTCGGTAGAGAACGTCGTCCAGTAGCACGACCGATCCCACCGGCAATTCCGGGTACGTTTCCTCATCGCTCATCGCTGCTCTCCTGTCTCAGTAACCGAACGGGACGCGCCGCCGTCGAGCCACGCGTAGGCGTCATACCCAGCGGCAGCGCAGGACGCCTGGACAGGCTTGCAGCGCCAACGGCCACCGCACCCGAGACAGTGCGAGCCATCGTTAGAGGGCCGGTGCGTGCCGCCGTCGCCGTAGTGGGCGGTCGCGCCCTGCGGGCTCAGTGGGTCGCCCGTGATGTGCGTGATGTGCGTGATCGTTCGCACCTCGCCGCGTGGCCTGCTGCGCATCGCCCAGCACAAGATCACCACCGCGAGCGCGAACAGCCCCAGGCACAGTACGCCCACGGCGACAGCGGTTACCCAGTTACCAGCCATGCTCGATCTCCTCCCCGTTCGCGTCCACGTCCGGCCCGTTCAGCCACGCCCACAAGCGGCGCAGCAGCGTCAGCATGATCCGGCCTGATCTGCGGTCGCGATCTCCGAACCCGTCGCCGCACGCGCCGGTGCATGGCACACGACACACTCAGGCGGGCAGGTCGCGGGATCGTGGGCGGTCATGCCGCACAGCCCAGCGTGGTCACGGCTGCCCGGTCATCAGCGCTCAGGCGGGCACCCGCCGGTCGCGGCTTGTCTACGTTCAGGATCGAGCCGGGGGTGTCATTGTGACCGAACCCGAACACGTGCATCATTTCGTGGAGCGCGATCCGCACCCGCTCCGTGTGCGAGAAGTTCTTAGCCGGGGTGAACGTCACGTCCCCGTTCCACGTCCACGCGAGAGCGCCGGTGCCGTCCGGCATCGTCAGGCGGCGCTTGACATCGAACGCGAGGCGCGGGTCCGTGCCCGGTGCCGCGACGGTGAACTGCACGCCCGAGAGGGTGGAGAACACGCCGAGCGCCTGATTGATTTCGCGCTCCCATCCGGCAGCGTTCACGACGTAGGTGAACTGGCAGGGGGGCGGGGGTGGCGTTGTCATCATCATGTGTATCAGTTTACCCCCTTCGCGGGGGTAAATGTCAAGCATCAGGAACCTCGCGGTCCAATTTAATTTCCGGCCCCTCCACCGGCACCACCTCCGCCAGCGAATCCAGGGTCATCCAGTCACCATCTTCCAGCTCAAGGATGTACCGGGGCTCCCCGTCGAGTGGCTGCATCCCCGCGAGCGCGACCTTGCCGACCGTCCCCGCGTACTCGCCGTCACGGACCGACGCCCACGAGCCGACACCGAACTCCGGCACCGGCGGGTCGTACGTGACGACATGCTTACGCAGCCAGTACTCCGGCACGATGAGCAGCTTGGCCGCACCCCGCTTAGTCGGCGGCGGTGCGACCTTGAACCCCTTGAGCGCGTCCTCCAACTCCTCTGCGCTGAGCAGCTGTGCGACCACCTCCGCGAGCTCCTCACCCGCGCGGTACCCGCGATACACGAGATCAACTAGATCGCGGTCGCTCGGATCCTCCGGCAGCAGTTCATCCGTGATCGCGGCACGCACCTGCTCGCGCCACTCCTCCGCCGTCAGGCCGTCCGTGCCGGTCAGCCAGTCCAGCAGCACCTCGCGCACGTCGGCGGGCAGATCCTCCGGTATCGCGCCGTGGAGCGGATGCCACTCCCGGCGCTGCCGCTCGATCCGCACCGTCGCGTTGAGGTACCCGTTCGAACTGTCCAGGTTCACGGTACGGACCGACACGTTCCCCCGGCCCAGCTCGAAATCGTCGTCAGCCACCGGACACCTCCAGCAGCGCGCGGACATGGGCCTCGATCTGCTCAGCCTGCTCGCGCTCGTACGCGGCTCGCTCGTCAGCACGGACGGCATCCGCGCGGCATTCCGCCGCGTACTGGAGCAGCACGTCGGGGAGCTCATCCGGGCCGACACTCCAGACGCCGGGGCCGCTCAGGTAGTTCGGCTCCGCGTACCACTCGCCGTTCACCTTGCGCTTTTTGCCGTACTCTGCACGGGCTCGCCAACTGCCATCGCGCAACCGATCGACTCGCACGTGCTCCACAAGTCGATCATTGATTACGAGCGGTTCCCTAAGTCTCATGCGGTCCATCCTCCAAAGGTTGAAATCGTGTGTCCGTGCTCGGTGCGTTCGGATCGTCCAGCATTCCCGCGTTGCCTAGCAGCGTCGCCTTGAACGTGGGGCGGGGGTGGAACTCTTTGTACTCGACTGTTTCGGTCCGGTACCCGGCGGTTGCCTCCTCCCAGGCATCGAGCCACGCCTGATCTTCGAGGTACCACTGATTCCAGCAGCCCTCTCTCCAGGCGTGGGGCTCGGACTTGAGCCAGCCTGTGCAGTCGCAAGCGGAACAGGCACCATCGCCTCCATCGTGGCGGGTGGCAGGGTGCCAGCAGTCTCTCCGGTGGCAGCGTGGCGGTCGCTTGTAGCGTCCATCACTGCGGGGTTCCGGTGGCGGAACATGCGTTCCGTTCTCCAGCTCTGCGAGGATTCGCCGCGTCTGCGCGGACCTGATCGAGCCCGATCTCTGCTCTCCTGATCGAGCCATGACCACCTCCCCCGCCGCCACCGAAGTCAGCCACCACAGTCCCGCCGGTAGTTATCGACACGGCGACGGCAACGCCTCCAGCGCCACCGGTGGACGGGCCACCGTTCGGGTACACCGGACCACCGCGTGCAGGCTGGGCCTCCGGGGGCTCGTCGTGCCCGAGGATCTGCCGCTCGACGTTCGCCTCCAGCATCGACAAGCAATCGAGCTGCTCGCCACGGATCGACTCGTGCCCGTGCTCGTGGGTCATGTGCGGCTCGATCCGAATGCCGCGCATCGAGAATGTTTCACGTGAAACGCCGTTGTCGTCCGAGGTCAGGACGACGCCGCACACGCTGACCCTGTGCGCAGGGAACGGCCACGCGAGGACTACCTCAGTCCAGTCCACCCGGCGGGCACCCACGGCGCTCATACCTGCCCCTGATCCGGGTGCAGTTCGGCGGCGGGCTCCTGCTGGCGGGCGATGGCGGCGTTCGCCCACATCATTGCCTCCTCCAGTTTCGTCAGGGCCACGGCCTGCTCACGCCCAGGAGGGGTGAGGTCTGCGACGGCGTGAGCTGCCGCCCCGATGCGGGCACGGATCGAGCCGTGCGTGAGTCCGCGCTGCTCGTCGGCTGGGTGGAACGCGAACCTATGTGCGATGTCGTCGTGCTGGACCACCTTCGCGGGGCCGTCAATGATGTGTGCCACTGCTCTCTCCTCCGATGAATGTTTCACGTGAAACTCAGGTCTAGCTATTCGGTTGCCTCGACGGTGATCTCCGGCTGCTGCACGAGCTCCATCGGCACCACTACCACGACGGACGGCGACGGCGGATCGAACGCCTCAACCGGCAGCACGATCTTGACCCGCACCGCCACCTCGTCAGCTGCGAGGCTCGCTGGCCGGTTCGTCAGCATCCGATCCAGTCGGACATCGGCCACATTTCGCATCCCCGTAGTTCCGTTCATAGCGCCGTAGCGCCGGTTCCCCTTGACCACGATGTACCCGCTCGCCTCTACTGATTCGCCCATCTTGTGCCGCCCTCTCTCCGTGCTGGATTGTATCGGAAACCTGTTGCTATTCCACGTGTTTCGGTGCCTTGATCGGGAGCCGCCTGCCGTCGTTCGTGAGCAGGAACCACCCATCCCACAACTTCACCCGCACCGCCTCCGGGTTCTTCCCCTGCTCGATCAGCCAGCCCATCCGCTTACTAACAGTCCGAGTGACACCGGACTGGGGAACCTTCCCCTCAATGATGTCGTGACAGTCCGAGCAGAGCCGTAAACCGTTGGCAGCTAACGCCGTATCGGGCCTAGAGGATCCACCCATCCCGCGCGGTCGGCGGTGGTGGCGCTGGCAGTTCGGGCTCCAGCGTCCGCACCGTTCGCACCGTTCGTTAGCGCGCAGGTCGATCAGGGCGCGCGCTGCCGGGGTGAACTCGCCTTTACTCATCGCCCGTCTCGCGCCTCCTCCCAGTCGCTCAGCGAACCCCGCACCTTGCGCACCTCGATCCAGAGCGTGCGCCCGTCCTCGATACGCGAGGCATGGAAGCGGCCCGACTTCGGAGCCTCCCCCTGGATCGTCCACACGACGCCGCCGATCTCGACTCGCTTGCCGATGTGATTACCGGCCATCGCTGCCCACATCCAGCAGTGCCTCTTGCACCGGGTCCGGCGCGTCAAGGTCACGGATGGATGCCGTGGTCTTGCGGACGAACTTGCCCGGTATCGAGCACTCCGCCAGAAACATCGACACGACGAACGAACGCGGCAGCGGCATGTCAGAGCTGCCCAGTCGCACCGGCTCGCGGCGCTCGATCAGCCGGTGGAACCCAGTGCTCGCCTCCAGCCATCCCCACTCGCGCGGAAGCTCGCGGATATCGCGGACGACACGCGGCCCGGTGACGAGCCAGAAATGATCGGCCAGCTCGCGGGCGGGCTGCCACTTCTCCGGCTTGCGTAGCTCGGTGAGCAGGTCGGCGCGTGATGCCTTGATCTCGAATATGTCGAGCCGGTGATTCCGGGAGCCCCACGTGTGCAGGGCCACCGCGTCGAACTCCGATGTTCCTAGGCCCGCGCCGAGTCCCTTGACGTGGAGCCCGAACACTGATGGGCCGTCGCCTCCGGTCGCGTGGTGACGGCGGTAGAGCAGGCGCTCCAGTTCCGCCGTCACCTGACGGTCACCCACTGGATTACGTCCAGTCGATTTCTGTGGCGGTGTCGTCGGCGTCGATCACTTCGCCGTCCTCAATGATGACCGCGCTAGCGTCATCATCAGCGACCCGCTCGATCCACACCTGGTAATCGGACTCCTCCGCCATGCTCGCAATCAGCGCCATCGACTCGTCATCGAGCAGCGAGCCGTCGAGAATACGGATCACCCGGAGCGACGGGTTCAGGCTCATCGCCATCGCGAGCGAGACACGGATCTGCTCACTGCTCGACGCCTGCGAGAACGGGATCCCGTTGTACGTCACGCCGTCGTCAGTGAACCCGAGTCCATCGACGGGGAACGTAGCCGCCGAGAGCGCCTGCTCCCGCCTGCGGTCGATGCCGTCGATCTGCTGAGTGAGTTGGGCGATGGCGCTGTTCAGGCTCGCTGCCCGCTCGCGCTTGCTCGCGCGTGTCGCGTTCTCGCGGACCCGTGCGTTCACGTCCTCCGCACTGTTGATCTGCTCAGTCAGCGTCTCGATGGCGTCGCCGTACTCCGACATGGAGTTGAGGATGATCTGCTCCTTCTCCAGTCGATCGGTCAGCCTGGCGAGCTCATCGTGCATACGGGTGATGTTGGCTGCGACTGTGGCGCGCGCATTCTCCGCGTGCTGCGCTGCGGTGAGTTGCGCGATCAGGTCACCGACCGACACCTCATCGACGGGTACGCCGGGGTGCAGTGCCGGGATGTCCCCGAGCCCCTTGAGGTCGCGCCCGAGATCGGTGCGCTGCTCGAACGCGGCAGCCCGCTCATGCGCGAGCACGTCGAGCCGGGCCTCACCGAGATCCGCGACATCAATCAGCGCCTTGACCTGATCCTTCGGGGACATCCGCGTGAACGCGAGCGGGTCGAATGACAGCCGACCCATGTGCTCATCGAGCACGGACTGGGGGCTGGAGTACGCGGCCCCGTCCGCAGCCCGCACGACAAGCTTGCTCCGCTCGCCCTTCCACGTGCGGGTCACGATGAGGTCGCCCAGGTCGAGCTCCACGCTCGCCTCGTCCTCGCCGTCGCGGACCACTCGCGCGGTTTCCTTCGATGCCTGCCCGCCGCCGATTGCCAGCCAGATCGCGTCCATGAGCGATGTCTTGCCCTGTGCGTTGCGCCCGGTGACGACTTGCACGTGGTCCGCCGGGGTGATCTCCACTGCCTTGATGCGCTTCACGTTCGTAGCCGTGAGCCTGATGATCTTCATGCTGCCGCCCATCCTCTCCAAAGGTACCCCTCGCGGGGGTGATTGTCTGACTGTAGCTACATGATGGCTCTGTGTCCAGCACTCGCAGCCAACTGCTGCGGCGAGCACGTCGGGCACTTCACCGCCGGGACCGCGCCGGGGATCCAGCCGTGATCGCATTCGCTATGCGTGCAGCGGCACGAGCTACGACCGCAGTGCATCGGGTCATCCTTCACGAACGCCGCCCGCGTGGCCGCTCGATGCTTGCGCCACGCCGCATTCATCGTCGCCGCCACGA